TTTTCATCAAGAAGTTTTTTAGCTTCTTCAATATCAAGTCCGTCTAGTTTACTAGAAACACTTTTTTTGTATCTCTCTAAACGTCTTTGAACAATGTTCTCTAGTTGTTCTTCACTAAATACTTTTTGTTCTGCTATTGTAACATTAGGGTTGCCAACATTTTCCTGAGATGTTGTATTCTCAACCGACACTTGTTCTTTTACTTTGTCGTTCATTGTTTGTTCTCCTTCTATATTATTATTGTTATCAATTATCAAGAAGATTGCTGAAATGCAATATTAAATTGTAGATTTTCCTTTTTCATCAATCCAACTAGGGTCAACTGGTTGCCAACTATGTCTGCAATTATAACCACCTCTAACTATAAATGGACTACCTTGATCTCTACCTTGCCCAGTATCATTAGCCCATATTTGATTAATTTCTTCTTCATTATAAACTTTACCTGCGTGTTTTATGCAAAAATCTCTAGAATCTTTCATTAAAGAACCATAGTATAAATAGCTAGTAAGACCAACTTCATCTGCTCTATATTTAGCAAACTGTCCATCAAATCCCATAATAGAATCTTGAACAACTAAAGTGGCATATTTTACAAAGCTATCTCCTTGTGATGTTCTTCCATAATTTTGTTTTAATTCATCTATTGCTGTTGCAACTTCAGCACCATTAGGATTGTATGCAATATATTCAACAAGCTGTTGTGCTTTAACATTATCTGAATATTGATATATTCCATTTATTTTATCTCTAATTGTTTGAACCATTTGACTTGATGATCTACCAACTAATGTACTCTGATAAATTTCTTGTGCTAAAGTATTTGTAAATTCTGTTCCTAAATTTTGAAAGTTAGTAAATGCTAATTTTTTTAACTGTTGAATAGTTACTAAATCAGCTTCTGTTATTTGTTTAAATTCTGGTGGTATAGGAAGTTTACCATAAGTAGCAACAATAGTTCCTGCAATTTTATCGTAGTCATTTATAAATGTTTGTACTGGTTTTAAATAAAGTTCTTCTATTGCTTGTTGTAACTTTGGTCTTATTTCAATAGCTAATCTTGTGTTAAATAATGTTCCAGTTTTATTTGGTAATTCTAAAGCTATATTAACAACTTCTTGTTCTAACCTTTGTAATGCTTTGTATAAAAGTTCTTGATGTTTTGTTTCTAAAGAATTTAATATGTTTTCTCGTGCTAATCTTAACTGTAATAAAATATCTTGTGCCACATTAAATTGTAGGTAAAGTTATTTGTTCTTGTGCAAACTCTCCTAATACTTCTGTACCACCATCAATCTCAGAATTGATTTGTTCTAATACAGTATCATCATCAATAACTGTTTTAGCGATTTGTTTATCAATCTCTTTTGCAAATGTAGCTGATTTAATATTAGATGCTTTGGCTTGTTGTAATAATTCTAAGTCAGTCGCCCAGTCTCTAATATCAAATGTACTTGGATATTCTATTTCGCCATCAAATACAGTTTCTTGCCATAAAGCAAACAATCTCCAAATTTGTTCTTCTGCTAATTCCATAAGTTTAGACTTCTCACTTAGTCTAGCATTTAATAATTCAAATTCTGTTCTTAAAGCAATACCAGATTGTACTCGTTCTGCTGTTGCTCTAATTGTTCCAACATGAGTTAAACGATTGATAGCTTCTACTTTATGATTAATTGATTTTAATACTCCATCTAAATTACTTCCGTTAGGTTGTAATATGTAAGGTTTTAAATTTGAATCTAAGTTATCAGGAATTTCAATTATAGAACCTGCACCTGCACCTGCGTCAGTATCTTTAGTTTTAACAAGTGATGGGTGATTTGATAATCTTATAATTTGTTCAATCTCAGATAGTTCATTGTAAATACCTTTTTGTAAATCAACGACATCAGTTAAATCAGAAACTCCAATACCACGCATTGGGCTTCTCTGATTATATAAAATAACTGCTGGTATTTTTTGTATCGGATTAGGAACTGAAGAAACAAGTTTTGGTTCGTCTCTATTTTGTGATGATAAAAATACACAATCAATTTTATCTATATACCAAAGTTTATAGTAATCACCTTCTGCTGTTGATTCTTCTCTAACTTTTAAATAATCTAAGTAATAATATCCAGCATCACTTCGTTCATAATGCCAATCTAAAATATTTTCTGGTGTATATAAATTTAAATAGGGTCTAATACCTTGATCTAGTTCTTCTGCTCTAGTCATTACGTTTGTGCTTGGCTTATCAACAATTAACCATACATGACCATAAACAGAAGCAAATCTTTGTGCTTCTCTTAGTAATGAATTAAATGATCTACCTTCTAAGTCAGCATCATCTATAAATTCTTCAACGGATTGATCTCCGTCTAAAGAACCTAATTCTCTAACTGGTGGAACTCTAAAAAGAAATGAAGAATAAATATCTATAATGTTGCGACAATGATTATCAAGAGGAGTGTTTTGTATTCGTTTATAATATTCATTTTCTAATTCTAGTTGGTATGCTTGTAGAAACTTGCCTTGTGCGTATTCTTTACCCCCTAAATAGCTTCTTATAAAATATTCCCAAGTTAATACTAAACCCTTGTAATGTTGATGTTGTAATTCTAAATCTGCTCGTGTGTAGCCCATTATGAAAATCTTTTGTATTTTGATTTAGGTAAGTTTGAAGTTATTGGAAATAAATAATCTATTGCATACCCTATTGCATCAGTCATGTGGTCATAACCATTATTTTTTTCTGGTTGATTTGTGCCTTCTTTGTACACTTGTTTCATTAAACTATTTATTAATGTTTTACAAGAAGGATCTATAAACATAGATCGTTTTCCGTCAAAACTTTTTAATTTAGAATTAACAGAATTAACTCTATCCCTTATTAAAGGGTGACTTGACTTACATTTAACATTAAGTCCAGCATTTTGCAAGATGGTAAGATCGGTTCTTCCTCCTGCACTTGTTTTACGTTGCCTACTAGCTGGGTCTGGAAATACTGTTATATTTTTATTAGGATATCTATTAAGTAACTCTGCAATTAACTCGTCTGTATTTGAACTATAAATAACTATTTCGTCAAATACTTCTACTATTCCATTCTTAACATGAAATAAACAAGCACTCATGGGATCAATATTAAAGTCCATACCCAAGTAAATCATTGATTGAGAATCATACTTACATTCTTTAATATTTTGTTCTCTATCAAAGTTATAATAAACAACTCCAGCATAAGTTTCAAATGATGCTAGATATTCTTGTCTAAAGGTTCTCTCGTCTAAGTCCTTCTTGGCTTGGTCTATTTCTTTTTGTTCAACTTGACCACCATCTAATGTTGTATATTTAAATGACTTCCACTCCTTGTCGTCTCCTAATCCTCTTTGATAAATGTTATATGACCAGCTTCCAAATCCTCTAGGTGTACCAGTAAATAATACATGCCCATTTACGTGCTTATCAGATATGGTTGGTCTTAAAACTTCTGTCCATGCTTCTTCAGGTATATCGGCAAACTCGTCCATAACTAAAAAGTTTAATCCTACTCCTCTTAAATTATCAGGAGACTTATCTGCACCTTTTAAAGATATTTGACAACCATTTTTAAGTATTAATGTTAAATCAGATTCATTTGTATATTTTACCCATCTGCAATCTGTTACCTTTTTCTTTAAAGGTTTCCACATTATCTCTTTGGACATTCTATAAGTTGGACTTACATAAAATATCTTTCCATTTTTATTTCTGGAACCAAACCTTAATAATTCAACTAATGCTAAATGGGTTTTACCAAACCTTCTGCCAGTTATTAAAACTCTAAATCTATTTGGGCAAATATAGACTGCTTTTTGTGGTTCGCTTAGAGGCATTAGTTGTTTGATCTTAAATGCTTCTCTAAATCTTGTTCTAGTTTTTTAATGATTAAATTTAATCTTTGTATTTCTTCTTGGCTAATATCTGATTGTTTCATAAGTTCATAAATTCTAACTTCTAAGTCATTACTTCCTCTCATCTTCTTATCAAGCATCTTTGGTTTTTTTCTCTCACACATACATTCTTTCACTTCTTTTTGTTCTGGTATATTCTTAAATATCTTCTACCTAAAGCTACTGCTTCTGATTTACTTCTGCCTTTATATCCCCACACTTCAAGTGCAAGTTTTAATCTAGTTTTTTTACCTTTAGTGTCAAACAATCTGCCTCTACCACTTCCCATTCTGACTAGAAAACTTCCTTTACGTCTATATTGACTTAAACTATTTGGTCTTGATTTAACTGGTGGTCTTAAATTACTTCCAGTTGCTCTGTTAATTCTTGCTCTACCATAAGCTGATAATCCACCTTTAAGGTTCTTATAAGATTTTTTCATTCTTTAATCTTTTTAGTATTTACTATTATCGGTGCTTTGGGTCTTTTAATTGTCATACCATGACGTTTCATTAAAGAAACTATAACGCAGTTATGGCAACTTCTTAATTCTAGTTCTAATTTTGAAACCATGTTCTTACCACAAAAAATACACTTAGTGCTATTTATCATAATATATCATCAATAGGTAATGGGCTATAATCATCACCTACGTTTTGGTCATTTTGACCTAATATTTGTTTACCAAGCCAAATTAACATAGTGGTATTTCCACGCATAGCGACTTCATATTGTTTCTTTCTAAGTCTAATTTTTCCCTCTGACTTCCCTTTTGCTATTTCTGCTGAATAATTAGCTGAAAGTGTATTGCGATCACATTTAAAGAAACTTGCCATTTCTTCTAAGGTGCAATGAAAATATGCTAGTTTGTAAACTTCATCTCTATCAAGAACAATGGTTGGACGTCCTGATTTTTTCTTTTCTTCGTTTTCCATAATTAACCGATAATGTAATCGTAGTTATGGGTATTATTACTTTTTTAATGATTTGTAAATGTAATCTAATAAATCTTGATTTTGATAAAGTATATGGCACATTCCGTTTGCTAATGAATTGCAGGTTATTTCTTCTGCTTTAGCACTTAAATCTATTTTATATTCATCATGTAGCAAGTGGAATAGTTCGTGTAACAAAGTATTGCTCATTTCAATAGGGTCTAATGATTTGTCTAAAGTCATTAAATTTTTACTTGTTTCAAACTCTCCAAATATATTTTTCTTAGATGCTATTTCGTGGTCAATGAGGTTTAACTTGATAAGTCTGCTTCCAAAGACTATCTCATTAGGCAAATTCATTTACAGATTTTAATTATAAGAACTACAAACCCAAGTAAGATTAATAACAAAGCTAAACATACGAAGAAATATGTCATTTTCTTTTAAGTTTTTTTGCTATGTAAAGGTTTTTAACAAAGCTGT